CAGTTCTTGATGTAATAAAAAATATCATTACAAGTTACTGGGATTTTGTATTTCAAACTACAAGTACAATTTGGAATAGTATAAAAGATTTCTTATCTATTATATGGCAAAACATCAGTAACTCTATAAATACTATAGTACAAGCAATTAGTGATTTTATAAGCACCTCTTGGAATAATATAAAAAATGTTCTAAGTAATATTTTAGATGCTATTTTTAATACAGTTTCAAATATCTGGAATAATATTTATTCAACAATTTCTAATCTAGTGAACTCAGCTTATAACTATGTTCAAAGCGTATTTAATAATATGTTATCAGTTTTGGGAAATATTGTAGGAAATATTAGTTCAACAATCCAAAATGGATTTCAAAGTGCAGTAGATTATATTTGGGGACTAGTAAACTCAGCTTATTCTTGGGGGAGTGATTTAATTTCAGGAATTGTTAATGGAATTAGGGATAAGATAGGTGCGGTTATTGATGCAGTAAAAGGTGTAGCTGAGACAATTTGGAGTTATTTACACTTTAGTGTTCCAGAGGTAGGGCCACTTACAGACTACGAGGATTGGATGCCAGACTTTATAAAAGGATTGTCTAAAGGTTTAGATAGTAGTAGAAATCTTTTGAAAAACTCTGTAGCTAAGTTATCAAATGATCTTGTGATAAATCCAGATTTAAAAGGATTTACACTTCCAAGAGTGAATGCAACATCAGGTATAAGTAGTGATGATTTAAACAAATTAATTCAAGCTATAAATATACCACACGAGACAACTGGCGATATAGTTATCCCGGTTTACTTAGGTGGAACATTACTTGATGAAATAATAATAAATGCACAAAACAGACAAATTATAAAATCAGGAGGAAGGTAATATGAAAAAATCATATATAAAAATTAATAATGAAACAATACCAACTCCTGATGAGATAGACTTTGAGTTTAGAGATATTGAAGGTAGTAGTAGCGGAGTTACCGAAGCAGGAATAACACATAGAGACATTGTAAGGGAAAGTGTGATATCTATATCTTTGAAACTAACTTTAACAAGCCAGTATCTTTTAAAGCTATCAAAAATGTTAAAGCAAACTACAATACCAGTTAAATATTTCGATCCTTATTCACTAGAAGAAAAAGAAATAAATACTTATTGTACAAATTTCAAGGTTAGTCTTTTAAATAAAAATGGTAGTCTTGGAATTTGGAGCGTTAGTTTTAAATTGGAGGAATACTAGATGTATCAGACAAGTATTAACTTCAATAAAATGATAAAAAAGAAAAGTAGAAAGTATTTTTGGACAGGAGAGATAGTATTAAAAACTGGAAAAATAATAAAATTTGATGATAAACATATTCTAAAAGACAGTGGTTATATAAGTAATTCGTGCTCAGGAAGTAATGAAATAGAATTAGGTTCAGTTTACGCTGCGGAGATGGGGATTACTTTGAAACTTGATGAATTAAAAGAAATAACCTTAGAAGGAAGCACTATAAAACTATATTTCAACTTAGTCTTGGGAAATAATGAAACTGAAAAAATACCACTTGGAATATTCGAAACAACCGAAGCTAATAGAACGAAGAAATTTGTTGAAATTAAAGGTTATGACTTTATGGTTAAGTTTAATAAAACTCTGAGTTTTAAAGAAACATCTGGGACTATTTATGAGCTTCTAGAATTCTGTTGTAAGAAGTGTAGTGTAGAACTTGGAATAAGCAAAGAAGAAATTGAAAAATTACCAAATGGAGTAGAGAGGGTCGGAATTTATGCTGAGCATGATATAGAAACGTATCGTGATCTAATTCATTATATTAGTGCAGCTACTGCAAGTTTTGCGACTATAGATCGTTTTGGTAAGTTAATATTAAAAAGATTTAATACGAACTCAAATTATGAAATAAAAGAAATAGATAGGTATGAATTAAGTATTTCAGATTTTACAACTAGGTATACTGCAGTACAAAGTACAAATCTTAAAACAAAAATATCAGAGTATTATTCGAAAGAAAATGACAATGCTTTAACTATGAATATTGGTGTTAATCCTCTGATGCAGTTAGGACTTCCTGAAAAACGAGTAAGGATGTGTAAAGCAATTTTAGAAGAGGTAGCTACATTTGATTATACTCCATTAGATAGTGTAGTCGTAAGTAATCCAGCTTTTGAGGTTGGGGATAAGATTACTTTTAAGGTTGGAGTCGAAAGTTATCATACTATAGTTACATCAATTGAGTATAAAATTCATGGAAAATATAGAATTAAGAGTGTAGGTAAAAATGCATTACTATCTAAAGGTAAGAGTAAACAAGATAAGAATATTCAAGGTATATTACAAACTATTGAGTCTGACAGAGTAAAGGTGAATGCTTATGTTAATGGAACTGAAATAAAAATAGGACAGAATTCACAAACAATAATTGATATAGAATTTGCATCAAGTAAAGAAACTGATGCTTTTTTTATAGCTACTGTACTATTTGATGTTAAAAGTTTAAAAAAACATATTGAAGAGACTGTTACTTTAAAAGATGAAAAAGAAGAGAAGAAACTAACTTTGATTAGAGAAGTCGAGGAGAATCAAAAGCTTAATATCATATACTCATTAAATGAACTCACAATAAAAAATCATGTACCAAAGCTTGTAGCTCAAGTAGGAAGCCAAATGGTTACGTTATTCTACCCACTAATAAACTTAAAAGAAAAAGTGATTAATAGATTTACTGTTGATTTTGAGTTGGAAAAAGGTAGCTTAGTTATTCCAATAGAGGGAATAAGTGCTGCGATCATAGGTAGTGCTTTAGGAGGAGATGTACCTTGGGACGGTAAAATAAAAGTAAATGAGAACTTAGGTAAATTAACACTATCTCATAGAAAACAAGTGGATTTAAGTGAAGGTAGTATAGAGGTTGAAACTTATGATGTTCCTAAATATGAATTTAGTGATGTGATTATAAAAAATGATTTAAATCGAAAATTTGTATTCGGAAATATAGAAGAGAATGTAGAAGTGGAGGAGAAAAATGAAAGGTAAGACAATAATAGAATTAACCGATGTTAAAACAAAAAAGAAAGAGGTTTTAAAAGATGATAACCTCGTAACTGATGTTTTAGAAAAGATTCTAACATTAAATCCCAATGGACTACTTACAAATATTAATAAAGATACATTTTATCCAATAGTTGAAAAGATAGTAGGAGGAATCTTGTTATTTAAAGATAAAATAACAGAAGATAAAAATACTAGCTTTGTAAGTACAAGTAATGAATGTATTGGATATGCAGGACAAGTAGAAGGAGTTCAGGAAAATCCACTGCAAGGTAGTTTTAATAAGCAAGAATCGAAAGTAACGTCAAATGGTTATAAGTTTGTTTGGGATTTTGGAACATCAAAAGCAAATGGTAAAATATCGAGTGTTTGTTTAACTAATGCCAAAGCAGGAGGTGGTTATTTTGGAACAAAGAGTAATGGTGAAACAAACCGTATAAAACTAGGAGAAGATAAATATCTTATTAAGGATACAGATACTGAGATGAAGAAAAAATATGTCAATGTAGTAGAAGCTAACTTTGAAGAAAATTATATAGTATCAATAGTTCCTGAAAGTAATCATCTTAGAATAATAAAATCAAGAGAACCACTGCTTAACTTTAGATTAGATGATTCATTATCATTTTTATCTGAGAAGAATATAACTGAAATAAAGATAAAGTATAAGAAATCTTATGGAACCTATGGAGTATGTATTTATGTGGATTCAGAGAATTATTACTTATTAAAAACTAGCACTAGCGGAGGAAATACCAATGTAACTAAGCTGAAAATAAATAAAGCAAATAATTCTATGGAAGAAACTGAATTCACATTAGAAAATGTGAAAATAGAAAATATAGGTGCATACTCATTAGACTATGATTACTATAGAACTATTAAATCTGTATTGAGAGGAGGATATGTATATGCAGTTAGTGCGGATGAAAAATATATCGTGAAATTTGCGATAAATAACCCAGTAGATGTAACTAAAATAGAACCTAAGTTTACTCTAAAAACAGGATCAGTATCAAGACATACAACAGGATGTGGAATGTATATATTAGGAGATATGATAATAGGGACTAATTTTACTATTGATAAAAATGATAAAGTTACTGAAATAGCACAAAGCGATTTATCAACAATAGAATGCATTCCATTAAGCTATGGACCATTTTTACTAGGGTATTTTTCAAACGGAGAAAGTTCAGGGGACAAGTATTTAAGAAAAGTATTATACTTAATTACACCATACTCAGCAACAATAAATAATTTATCGAAAACAGTTGAAAAAACGGCGGATAAAACAATGAAAATTACATATTATTTAACGGGAGGTAAATAAAATGAATACATTATTAAATTATAAACTTATAATCTCAAGTATAGGTGGTGTTCTAGGGGTATTTTTAGGAGGTATGGACGGACTAATTTATGCACTTTTAGCATTTTCAGTAATTGACTATGTGACTGGAATAATGTGTGCAATTGATAAAAAAGAATTATCTAGCTCAGTTGGTTTTAAGGGAATAGCTAGAAAGATTATCATTTTCTCACTAGTTGGGGTAGCTAATATACTAGATATTTATATTCTAGGTCATGTAGGAGTACTCAGAGCAGCAGTAATATTTTTCTACCTATCTAATGAAGGTATTTCTATACTAGAAAATACTTCAAAATTAGGGTTACCAGTGCCTGAGAAATTACAAAATATATTACAACAATTAAACAAGGAGGAAAAATAAGATGGTACAAATAATAAATGAAACACTAATGAACGCAGGTCAACTTGACAGTATAGACTTTGTAGTAATTCATAATGATGCAGGAAGTATGACACCTGAACAATATGTGGAATGGTTAAGATATCGAGATAAAGCACTAGGAATAGCACATTACTACTGTAATAAAGATACTATCGCAAGAGTAATAGATACATACAATATTGGATATCACACTGGTGAGTGGTGGAGTAATACCCACTCGATTGGTTATGAGGTATGTGAGAGTATGAAAGTCTCAGATGAGTACTTCTTAGCCAATGAAGATATGGCATTAATGCAGGCAACAGAAGACTTGATTTATTATGGTCTGCCAATTAATAAACAAACGGTAAGACTTCATCATGAGTTTAGTCAAACTAGTTGTCCTCATCGTAGTTTAGCTTTACATGGTGGAACAACAGATAGTGTTAAAACTTACTTTGTAGAACGTATGAATTACTTTGCGACTTTAGGAGAAACAGTTGATGAAATGTTAGGTAATACTACTATCTCAGAACCAAGTAGATCTACAAACTCAGTATCAACTGGTGATAAAAGTAATGAAGAAATTGCACGAGAGGTTATTTCAGGAGCATGGGGTAACGGAGAGGATAGAGTGAACAGATTAACTAATGCAGGATATAATGCAAGTGCGGTTCAAGAAGTAGTGAATAGATTACTAAATGGGAACTATACATCTAATAATTTAGATGAAATAGCCCAAGAAGTAATTCAAGGTAAGTGGGGCAATGGACAAGACCGAGTTAACAGACTTACTAATGCTGGATATAACTACAATGAAGTTCAGCAGAAAGTGAATGAAATATTAGGATAAAATGGGAGCCTAGAAGAAAATTAATTCTTCTAGGCTTGTATTTTTATCATAAGGAAGATAATTCCCTGTTTTGTAATCTATAATATATCCATCTTGAGTGTTCCAAACAAAATAAATTTTATTGATTGAATAATCGCCTGAAACTATAATAATAACGATGAATATTGGAATTATGTCTTTAGGTCTTTTATAAATGACGCGACATTCATATACTATATAATTATTTTCGTTTTCACATAAATGTTTTTGGATTATTCTTTCTATATAGCGCATTCCTGACTTTCCATTTCTGCCGACATTGGCATGTTTAGTACCTATAAAACCGTTGTAATATTCACCTGAAGAGTGATAGATTCTTTTTCCTCCTAATTCTCTAGCTATAATGTGAGATTTGTGATATATATTATTATCTTTAATTACTTTCCAACCAGGTAAGTTTTTTAATACCATACCCTTCCCTAAATCAGTACAATGGATTTTTCTTTTAATTAGTAGTGTTTTATACAGTGATGTAATAGAATCTATTTCTTTACTTTTTTTATAATTTTCATCTGTTTTTAAATATTCTATTAACGAATTTTCGTTTAAGATTCCCACACCCTTAAAATTCATAGGATATTTTCTAACTAGATTTCTAATTTCAGGTTCAGATGAGAAATTTATTTTCTTCGATTCCTCTATAAGTAAGTCTATGTCTGTTAAATTAAGTTTATTTTCATACATAATGCTCTACCACCTTAATAAAAATTTTATAAAAATAATAGTAATTATTTGCTTTTTAATTTATATATTAATTATTTATACCTTTATTATACTTTAACATAGATAATTTTAATTATAAAGTAGAATATAATGTAAATTTTGTTATAAAGGTTAAATTTTTCATAGTTTTCTTTACCTGTGATGTAGAGAATATAAAGATCATAGGAGTGAGGAAATATGGAACTGAAAGATGAAATAAAAAAACTAAGAGAAAAAGGATTAGGTTATAAGAAAATAGCTGTATGTTTAAATGTGTCAGCAAATACAGTTAAGTCAATTTGCAGAAGAGAAAAATTAGAAAAGTTAGATATAGAAGATTTTGATACTTGTAAAGTGTGTGGAGAAAAGTTAACTCATTTAAAAGGTAAAAAACAAAAGAAATATTGTAGTGATGTTTGCCGAATGAAATGGTGGAAGAATAATCAAGACAAGATGAATAGAAAGGCATTTTCTATACATCAATGTAAATGTTGTAAAAGAGAATTTACATCTTATTCCAATAATAAAAGAAAGTATTGTAGTCATGAATGCTATATTAAACATAGATTTGGAGGTAGCTATGAAGACTAAAAATGAAGTAACCTACCAAATCACAATTAAAATATTAAGTAACTTGTTTAGGAAAAATTTAATCACAAAAGATGAATTTAATAAATTCAAACATAAGATGTTAGAAAAGTATAATCCAAAACTATCTGAACTTATGGAATTATCACTTGATAAATAGTTTCTTTAGAGTGATATATAGTAATGACGAAAAGGAGGATACAATAATGAAAACTATAAAAAAGTTAGAAACACTAAATGTGACTGATGTAAAAAAACAAAAAGTTGCAGCTTATGCAAGAGTATCACATCAAGATTTACTACAATCACTATCTGAACAAATAAGCTACTATAGTAAACTTATACAAGATAATCCTAGTTGGGAGTATGCTGGAGTATATTTCGATAACTCAGTAAGTGGAAGAAATACAAAAAATAGAAAGGAGTATTTAAGATTAATAGATGACTGCAGGAAAGGAAAGATTGATATAATTCTTACAAAGTCCATATCACGATTTGGAAGAAATACTATTGAGTTGTTAGAAATAATACGAGAACTAAAGAAATTAAACATAGGGGTTCAATTTGAAAAAGAGAATATCGACACACTCACTACAGATGGAGAGTTATTACTAACATTACTTGCTGCCGTTTCAGAAGAAGAATCAAAGGCGATAGGTAGTAATGTAAGGTGGAGTGTGAAGAAGAAGTTTAAACAAGGATTACCACATAGCCCACAACCTATATTAGGATATAGATGGATAGGGGATTCTTATAAAATTGAAGAGTCAGAAGCTAACATTGTGAGAAAAATTTATGAGTTATATCTGTTAGGAATAAAACCAACACAAATATCAAGGATATTAAATGATGAAGGTAAACGTACAAGAAGAGGAGAAAAGTTTTCAAGACTAGCAATTTATAGAATACTATCCCAAGAAACCTATACGGGAAAACTTATATTACAAAAGACATTTCATGTAAAAGAAAAAGGTCGTTCAGTAAAAAATACTGGTGAGAGGACTATGTACATTGTAGAAAATGCACATGAAGCAATTATTTCTCAAGAAATATTCAATAAGGCTCAAGAAATAAAAAAAAAGGTAACCTAAAAAAGGAGTAAAAGATGAATAGAAAAATTACAACTATACAAGCCAATAAGAAACTTAGTCATCAATCAAAACTACCTAGTATAAAAAAGAAAAAGGTCGCAGGTTATGCCAGAGTATCGACAGATAATGAAGATCAAACAAGTTCTTATGAAACTCAAATGAAGTATTACGAAGAGTACATATCAAGTAGGAAAGATTGGGAGTTTGTGAAAATGTACTCAGATGAGGGAATAAGTGGAACAAATACAAAAAAACGTCTAGGGTTTCAAGAAATGGTAAATGATGCACTAGCTGGCAAGATAGACCTTATATTAACTAAAAGTGTAAGTAGGTTCGCAAGAAATACAGTGGATTCACTATCAACTGTAAGAAAACTAAAAGATGTTGGAGTAGAGATATACTTCGAAAAAGAAAACATCTGGACATTTGATTCAAAGGGTGAATTGCTTATTACAATAATGAGCTCCCTAGCACAAGAAGAAAGTAGATCAATATCAGAAAATATAACATGGTCTAAACGAAAACAAGCTGCTGAGGGTAGAGTGACATTCGCATATAATAATGTACTAGGCTTTAAACCAAAAGAGGACGGAGGATTTGAAGTAGATAAAGAGCAAGCCAAAATAGTAAGATACATATTTGGACAGTTTTTATCAGGTAAAAATCCTAATCAAATAGCTAAACATCTAACTGAAAATAAAATACTAACACCAAGAGGAAAAGAAAAATGGAGTTATAGCAGTGTAAGAAGTATTTTAACAAACGAAAAATATAAAGGTGATGCCTTACTTCAAAAATACTATATAGCAGACTTCTTAAACAAGACTCAGAAAAGGAATAACGGAGAGCTACCTCAGTATTATGTAGAAAATAGCCATGAAGCAATAATTGATAAAGAAGTATTTGATACAGTTCAAGTACAGCTAAGCGAAAATAAAAAATGGTATACAGAGAAAAACTACTTTGGAAAAATTAGGTGTGGATGTTGCGGTAGTTCATACGTGAGACATTTATGGCACTCAACCGATAAATATAAAGAGACAATATACAGATGCAAAGACAAGTATAAGAACGAAGAAAAATGTGATACACCTCATATAAGAGATGATGAAATTCAAAGATGGATAGTATCAGCACTAAATAAGGTAATTGATAATAGAAAAGAAATTATAGGTAATATAAAACTTCTGATGAAGATGATAAAAGAAGATAGAGGGTCAGATGATGAAATCATTCAACTCGAAGAAAAATTAGAAAATATTAGAACTGATGTAGAAAAGTTGATAATAACAAATTCCAGAATAGCACAGGATCAAGAAGAGTACACTAGAAAATATAATAAACTGATAGAAGAATATAAATTTTTAGAGAAAGAATTAGAACAAAAAAACTTAGATTTACTGAGTAAAAATAAGAGAGTTAGAGAACTGAAAATATTTATCGACTCATTAGAAAAACAAGATGAGTTACTAACAGAATATGATACTAAGCTATTTAATTATTTGGTAGAAAAGTTAATAATTCATAAAGAAAAAAGAATAGAAATTCATTTTAAAAATGGAGAAGTCATATCAATCTGATATGATTTTTCCTTTTTTACTATGAGAGATTAAGGTTATCTGATATAATATATTGAGTAAACGAGGGTTAAACAGATTTGTAGAATATGATTAAATCAAGGATAGAACAAATCGTTAAATGATGCACCCCCTAAGAGGGTTTTGCACCCCCCTAGTGATGAAAAAAGGAGCTTTTGTATGATAAAATTAGTTGTTACAGATATAGATGATACACT